TCGGCAAGGTCAACGAGATCATCGCGGCGCTCTGAGGAGGCTCCCATGGCCGACAACTTCGCCGTCATTACGATGACGCTGCCCGCCGACGTCCCGACCGACGGGACGTTCGACGCGCCGTATCCTCCCGGCACCACCGTCGACAGCTTCGACCCCGGCAACGCTGCCGGCATCATCCTGATCATTGATGACCGCGACCGCTACGCCGGCCCCGACCAGGTCGAGGTCGCTTACGGCGCGAGTGCCACCGTGACCAATCGCAGCGAGGTGATCTGGCGGGCTGGCCAGACGGCCATGCTGCAGCTGCCCAAGGTGCCGTTCTACGCCGACTCGGTCGACGCCATCGCCAAGAACACTGCAGTGATCAACGCCGGCATGGCCATCGCGCCGCTCGGCGCGCAGACCCCGGATCAGGCGGGTGTCGATGCCATCGTGGCCAAGGTCAACGAGTTGATCGCGGCCTACCAGGCGGTGCCGTAGGGAGGACTACAATGCAGACAGCCAACATCCATCTCGCGCTCGGCGGCAACCACGGCCACACGATCCAGAAGTGGGCGGTGACGCCCGCCGAGATCGCGGTGCTGCGCGAAATCCACGGCGAGGCTTCGGTGTTCGACATCGAACCCGGCGAGGACGTCAAGCGCTCTGGCCGGGAGGAGCGTGCCCGGTTGCTCGAAATCTACGGCAAGCCTCCGGGCTCGCGGGAGATGTCGGCTGTCGAGGTGCTGTTCCCCGGCGCGGCTGCTCGCCTGTTCGAAACGCTGGACGAGTTGGAGCTCGATCCATCGTTCTACAAGGCGACCTCTCGGGCCTCGCCGAAGAAGGCCGAGGAGCCGGAACTGGACGAGGTCGATGAACGGGAATCTGCAACGACCGACGAGCCCGAACCGGCACCGAAGCCGAAGAAGGCAGCTGCCGCCAGAGTGACGAAACCGGCCAAGAAGAGCGGCAAGTCGCTCTTCAAGTGAGGTGTCATGGCGCGTCATGTCCAACTGGTCCGAATTCTTGACCAGCTGCGGGCCGAAGCGCGCCTGTCGCTGAACCCGGCGCACAATCGCCAGGTCCGCGACACCCACGTCAACATGCTCCAGCGCATTCAGGACCGCCTGTGGGACGACTTCGCATGGCCGCACCTCAGGGTGCAGCGCATGGTGAAGCTCCAGTCCGGGCAGCGCTACTACGACCCGCCCGACGACATGCGCATCGACAACATCGAGAACATCCAGCTGTACGAAAGCGGCGGCTGGAAGCGGCTGGTTCCGGGCATCTACGCGGAGCACTACACCGCTCACAACAGTGACCTGGACGAGCGCGCCTACCCGCCGCAGCGCTGGGCGATCCACGAGGATGAGGACGTCGAACTCTGGCCGATCTCGGACACCAACACCGACCCGAAGACGATGGAAGGCCAGCTGAAGTTCACCGGCATCCGTGACCTCAAGCCGTTCGTGCAGGACAAGGACCGCGCCGATCTCGATGACCGCCTGATCGTCATGTTCGGCGCCGCCGAGTTGCTCGCGGCGGCGGGCGCGAAGGACGCCCAGCTGAAGCTCGACCAGGCCAATTCGATCTACCGCCGCCTGCGCAGCGGCCTGACGCCGAGGCGGCGCTTCCGCATGTTCGGCATCGGCTCCAACCCGCCGCAGACGCGCGAGTTCGTCACCCGCTACAAGCCGCCTGAACCGACCTGATGGGCACGATCTGGGTCAAGGAATTCACCGGGGGCCTCGACAAACGGCGTCTGCCTGAGACGACGCCGGGTGGCGTGCTGCTCGAGGCGGTCAACGGTCACATCTCCAGAGGCGGTGAATTCGAGAAGCGCGCAGCGTTCGTCAACGTGGCGGCGCTGCCAGCAGGCACCGTCGGCCTTGGCTACAACACCACCAGCATGTGGGTCTGGGGATCGGGCGCGCAGCCCGCCGGTCTGCCGTCGAACGTCAAGTACCAGCAGCTGGTGCACCCGGTTTCCCCGGCACTCAGGCTGACGGCGATCAACAGCTTCGATCTCTACCGAGACAAGCTCTTCGTCAGCGCCACGTTCGAGGACGGCACTACGTATTATTACTACAACGGGGTGATCGTCGCCGACTGGGTGTTCGGCACCGCGCAGTTCACTTTCCAGGTGACCGGCGGCCAGCAGATCACTGGCGTGCGCGCCACAGCTTCGTTCAAGATCACGGGCGGCTCCAAGAGCAGCAGCAACGCCAATCGGGTCAACCAGATCACCATCGGCGGCGTGGTGCTCTGGCACGACGCGGTCGAGCACACCGGCAACAACAACACCACGGCCACAGCCGTCGCGGCGATGATCAACAAGTGGGTGACGACGCCCGAATACACGGCGGTCGCCGACGGCAACACGGTTCGCATCTATGCCGGCGTCGTCGGTACCGCCGCCAACGGCAAGGTCGTTCACATCACGCTGACGGGCAACGTCACCGTCGACCACAACGACTTCGCCATGGCCAGCGGCGTCAACCCGCTCCAGTCGACCATCGACATGAAGATCGGCACCGCGCCTTACGACATCATGGACCCGGTCGGCTGGACGAAGGACAACGCCACCACCGCCAAGGCGGTCGCCGCCGCGATCAACGTCTTCCACGGGACGCGCGATTTCCGCGCCGAGTGGGACGGCGACACTGGCGTCACCATCATCGCCCAGCTGCCGGGTACGGTGATGAACGGCCTCGTCGTGACGCCGACCTATACCAATGGTTTCACGACCAACATCAGCGGCTCCCACAACACGCTTTCCGGCGGCGCGGCGCAGCCCGCCGACGACAAGACGGACAAGCCCTATCTGCCTGGGGAGTTCGTCATGACCATCGGGTCGAAGGAGTACACGGTCAGCGGCCCGACCCTCTACTGGTCGATGATCGGCGACCCGACCAAGTGGAGCAACCCGACAGTCAACACAGGCGCCGGTTTTGTCGATCTAAGCTCTTATGCCTCCGGTTCCGAACAGCTGATGTCGATTGCCCTGTACCAGAGGAATCTGGCGGTCTTCGCGGCGGAATCCATCCAAATCTGGGAGACGAATTCAGACCCCGACAAATACAGCTACCTCCAGGTGCTCAACAACACCGGCACGCGCTCGCCGCACAGCGTATGCCAATTCGGCGACAACGACATCTACTACCTCGATGAGTCAGGCGTCCGGTCGCTGCGCGCCCGCGACTCCTCGAACGCCGCCGCGACGTCCGACGTCGGCGTGCTGATCGACCCGATGGTGCTGGAGAAGCTCGCGTCGGTCGACATGATCGACCGAACCAGAATCTTCGGCCTCATCGAACCCGTCGATGGCCGCTTCTGGCTGATGGTGCGCGACCTGATCTTCGTCTTCTCGTACTTCGCCGGGGCCAAGGTCAGCGCCTGGTCGACCTACATCCCGTCGCTCCCCGGCGTCGACCCCGATACCGGCGAGGAGTTTGATACGCCCTTCAATATCGAAGAGGCGATCACCTACCGCCGCCGCATCTACGTGCGCTCCGGCGACAACATCTACTGCTACGGCGGCGAGCCGGCACAGACCGTCTACGACCGCACCGAGGCGATGGCGCAGACGCCGTACCTCGACGCCAACTTCCCGGCCAAGGAGAAGGATTACGTCGGCCTCGACATCGCCTGCGACGGCGTCTGGGAGGTCGACGCGCTGATGGACACCGCCAACCAGGAGGCCGTCGACAAGGTCTGCATCGCCGAGGACAGCACGTTCGATGACAACCGCATCCCGATGACCGGTCGTGCGACCCACGTCAGCCTCCGCTTCAAGAGCCGCAGCGCCACGAAGGCGAAGGTCGGCGCGGCGCTCGTCCACTACACGACGCCCGACGGAGAGGACGATGGTTCGCGTTGAGGAGGGCTCCAATGAAGCGCTCAGAGCGGTGGTGGCCGACATCCGAGATGCTGACGTCCGCGAGTTCCTCGCCGTCGGATGGTGCACCAACCGAGAGCAGCTGCAGGCCGATCTCGTCGCCCGCTACGCCGACCGAAACGACACCTACGCCGCCCTCCTCGATGGCCGTGCCGTGGCTTTCGGAGCGATGGTTGAGACGCGACCGGGGGTCGTGACGTGCGGCTTCTTCGCCACCGACGAATTCCCCGCCGTGGCGATGCCGGTGGCGCGCTTCGTGCGGCGCAGCCTGTTCCCG